CGGCCCGGATCTATGCCAATGACTATTTGCGAGGTGCTGGAAGATTTAGCCACGGGCAAATCTCCCGGTATCGCTCGTATGCTGCGCGTGCTTCTGCTGGGTCGTATTGGTGCATCCAGCGGCAATGTCGGCTAGCGCGTCTTCCACCCGTGGGCGGAAAACCACCACCGCGCTAGGAAATGGGGCGCTGTCTTTCGCGTCCCCAAACTTCAAACGGCCCTTCACAAAATGCACCTCGCCCTTTGCGCAATAGTCGTGCCACCAGCGCGTATCGACGCGGGCCGGTAGCAGGCAAACAATCGTGCTGCCATGCAGCCGCGCTTGCACATAGGCTTTTTCAACCCATGCGCCAATCTCACGGCCATAGGGCGGGTTCATCCAGCATGTGCCCGTCCAGTCCTGCGCCAAGCCATCTTGCTCGGGCGTGAAAAACTTGTGGCACTTCGTGTTTGTCGGCAGAGCGCACGCGTCGGTTTCAAACTGGAAAAATCCGTTCAACTTGTCAAAGAACGTTTGTGGTGTTGCCCACATGTCCGTCTTGATTGAAAACATACATTCGTTGTTCATTGTGAAAATCCGTATAACAGGTTGGTCAATCCGACTTCGTTTCGCTCTGCCGCTTACCGCCAGCGTTAAATGGCACCATCGCCAGTGCATCCTCCACAGCCGCAGTAAACGCGCTCCAAGCCTGCCTCACTTCTTCGCCATGGCCGTTGACTCGGCACTTAGCGGCGTAGATGCTGGCAAGGTCGTAGATTCTTTCTTTTGCTTGAGCATTGCGTCTGTCAGCATCTGCGGTAGTTCCGCAAGGTGTTCTGGGTAGTTCTTTGCTGCATCCTTTGCAAGCTGCCACGCATTGGCTTTCTCCGTCTGTCCGCGCTGGCAGATCTCGATGTAGTGGGCTAGGTAGCGTTGTAGTAGGGTCATTCACGCTGCTACCTCCACCAAGTCACCAAGCACCCATAGCGCCCATGTAATCGTTGTGGCTGGTACATCACCACCAGCACGGGCAAAATCAAGCAGGCGAGAGGCTTCTAGCTCTTCGTGGTTCATGTGGGTTCTCATACGTCTTCTCCCATTGCACGGCGGGCCATTGCTACAACTGTGGGCGTCCGGCGCAAACCGCCTTTGTGATCGCGCAATATGGCTTTGGCCCAGGCTAGTCGATCAATCGAACCAGCGGCGTCCAACTTCATGCGTGTCCCGTTTATCACCATCGCGGCAATTTCTGGATTCACTTTTGGCGCTGGCAATTCCAGTTCTTTCACAGCCGGGGCTTGTCGGCACAAATCGCGGAACTCAACCGAATTTGGCGCTTTCGCTGGTAGGTTTTTCAGTCCCCAAATGATCGCTCGCTTGGATTTGTCCGAATGCATGAAGGTGTCCAGGGCATTCGCCCAAACAGTCTTCACATCTGCGATAGGAGCCTGCCCAAGCGACCTATCCCAGGCACTGCCGTAGGTAGCCGCCATCTGCGAGAAAACGTGTTCAACGGCGTTTGTGGTACTCATTGCGAAAGCTCCTGAAATTTTGGCGTGACGTCGATAACTTGTCCGTGATTTGCGTTTCGGTGTCGGTCAGGGTGGACGCGCCCGGTTTGTTCCTCCCAACGTCGCATGCCGTCATCGGCGTCGGATTGTTTGAAGCTGACGGGTTGAACTTTCTTGGTTGGCCCAGCTCCTGACGGCGGCAAGACCCCAGCCAGCCATGTGAGCGGATCAATCGCCTTGGCTTTGATACAGTCGCGAAGGGCTTGCACCACGGATGCATCGCCGTGGCCCTTTGCAAGTCCCGCAAGAAACGATCTCGCCGCCTTGTCGGTTGATCCAGCGTTGACAAGCATCGGCACCCCGTAAGTGAAAATCTTGTCCTTGTCATCCATCGGTTCGGATGTCTTTTTTCCCGTCGCCTTGGCGACCGAAGCGTTAGCTTCGGAATTGAGGGAATCAGTAGTGGGGGAATCAGGAATCAGAGAATCAGTAGAGAGGGAATCAGCGCGAGTGCTTCCGATAGTTTCGGAAGTAGTACCGATAATTTCGGGCTTTGTCTGTTTTGACTCTGGAGCGGGTAGTTCTGATTCGGTTTCGTTCTTGTGCGGGTTCTGATGTTTTACGAACTCAGTCACCAGAATGCACTTCTTGCCGTGGCTGGTGTAACGCTGAATAAATCCGTTCTCCTGCAACCAATTCAGCATGGCGTCCATGTCCAGGCCATCGCGGTACGGGAACACTTCACCCTTAATCCGCAGCGGCCTATCCTCAAGGCGTCCAGCACGGTCTGCCAGCACCCAAAGACCCTCAAACAGAAGTGAGTACAGCGGATCAGCGACTCCAAGAATCTCGTTCTTGAAGAATCCAGGCTTGATGTTTCTAGCGCGAGCCATCTAATTCCCAACCCAACCCGGCCGCACACTGCCATTGCTCGTCGCCCTACTAAACAACTCAGTAGAGCGCCGGATATGCCCTTCCATGGCCGCTTGCGTAAACACGCTTCCCCAAGCTCTCAGATCGTCGAATGCGATGCCCTTCTCAGCGGCTGATAGGGTTACTTCCTCAGGACTGAATGCGCGGCCCTTGCGCCTCTTTGCAAAGCGGATCAGATAGCCTAGTGCGTCAAGTGGTTGCTTCATAGTCGTACCCTTTATCTGTTGATTTTGTAGGCTAGGTTACGAACCGTGGTGTGGTCGCGCCCGCCGAACAATTCGCTTTTTTGGTTGCTCATATCTGCGCGCCCATCTGGAAAATTGATGCAACGCCTTGCCAGCGTGACGGCTGTTGCGACTTCCTGACTGCGGTAGTCCTGCGCATATCTGCAATCTCGCGCCAGCCTGGAACGACTGTGAAAATCGAATACTGGACACGCCCGCGAATCCCACGTTCCACGGTCATCAGACCAAGGCCAACGGCGCGAGAGCAGTACTTGCCCATGTTTGAGGGCTCTACGTCTGTCAGGTGATCGCAAAGCGCGTTGGCCCCTGATGGCCCTATCTGCTCCAGCAGTTCACATGCGGAACGGATGCGCTGACCTATGGGTGGCCCGGTTCTGCATGGCTCGGTCGTGATGGCGTAGTAGGTGGACATTACGCGGCCTCCAAATCAAACATATCGGTTTGTGTTGTTTCCTTGGCTGTTTCCGAAAGGTTCCTGCAGGCAATATCGAAATACGACTTTTTTAGTTCGCTTCCGACAAACCGGCGACCAGCCTGCAAGCTCGTAACGCCCTCAGAACCAATCCCAGTGAAGCCGCTATGAACTAGGTCGCCTGGATTGCTCCAAAGCTCAATAGCCCGTTCAATGACGCCAAGTTGCAAGGGGCAAATGTGGCGTTCCTCATTGCTCTCGCGGGCCAGTTTGTAATTGAGTACGTCAGTTTGATCAATGTCAAACCATACGGGCGATGCATAACGTTGCCAAACAGAAATAGAGTACAACCGTGCACGCTCCTCGTCGGTCCTAGCGCGGCTCAGGTCTTTAGATGCTGGGCCGCATTGGGTAGACCCCTTGTAATCAAAGAACCGTTCGCCACCATCTCGCGTGACAGCCTCCCACTTGTCCTCGTCTGCCCACTTACGCATAACGATGACGTAATCAGCCATGCCCTGGCGCGATGCTGCACTGTCCTTGCATAATTGCTTGTACAAAAGGCCGTGGTTTTTGGTACGCTGCATTTCGATTACTGGGTCTTTCCAGATCGTCACGCGGCTGTGAAAATGCCAGCCACATGCCTCGTACATCCTGATAATTTCACCGGGGAAATCACGCAACCCAGCGGCCCCATCGCGGCCTTTGTAAGTCGGTAGGTCTTTGCAATGGATGGCGGTCAAACGTCCTGGCTTAGTGATTCGGTGAAGCTCTTTTGCGTAGTAGGCGTAATGCTTCATAAACTGTCCGTCGTCCGCACTGTTTCCCATGTCGTACTCTGAATCTGAGTAGATATACAGATTTGAAAACGGCGGGCTATAGATGCTGAATCCGACGCTATCGGTTTCAATCATTTTTGCGGCATGCACACAATCTGCGTGATGCAAAGTCCAACCTTCTCCGGTCTTTGTTTCAAAGTATGGGGTATCGTTCACGGTGTCGCCTTCTTTGTAGTAAAGCGAAATAGCCTTAACCATTTCCATCTTCATCTCTTTGTGCTTCTGTTCTTTGGTATTGATGATTTGCAGAATGGAACGCTCAGAATCAGCGGCCATCACAAAACAATTCACTTCGCGCTTTTGGCCAAAGCGCCAGCAGCGGCGAACAGCTTGGTAGTAATCCTCGTAGCTGTAGGACAACCCGACAAACGCCATGTTCCGGCAATGCTGAAGATTCAAGCCCATTCCGGCTATAGATGGTTTTGTAATCAGGACTCGTATTGATCCATCAATAAAACCATCAAGTGATTTTTCTTTACGGTCAATCGAATCAGACCCACGCAAGTCAACTGCACCAGGTATCAAACCCTTCAACGAATCCGCTTCATAGTTCGTGTTGCACCAGACTAACCAAGGTTCTGTGCTTTCGTTCACCAGATTAGCAACTTCAAATGCGCGGCGCTCAATCGTCAGGCGACCTTCTTTGTGAACGCTTGTTGCGTTGATGGTCACCGATCGGAATAGCTCTCCTTCTGCTGGCGCTAGACCTTCCGTAGAGACTTCGACAAACGTAGTTTTTAGTTCTGGCAATATGTACGATGTACCGTCATATCCAAGGTCTTCCGGGTTTGACAGACACACTGACCAACTAGCGCACCATGCCCAAAACTTGTCAGCAGCGTGAGCCTTCAAAACATACGCGCCAGCTTCCATGGTGTCGTTCTGGAAGTAGCGCATGATCATT